GCGGCCACGTAGTCCACCCGCAGGGCGCCGTACCTGGGGCCGACCGTATCAACGTCGCCATACAGGGCCGTGAATTGGGCATCCGTCAGGTTGGCAACGCTGTCGATGCCGCCGTACAGGGCATCAAACGCAACGTCTCCCGCAGCGATCAGGGCGGTAAAGTTCGTCTGAGGGATCGGGTACAGGCGGATGGCGTCGAAACCTTCGTTCCAGCGCATGTAAGCCCACGGGTTAGGCCCAATGGTCTGACGCCAGTAGGCATCCTGCCGAGCGCAATCCTCTTGGCTAAGGTAGATAAGCTCCACCTCGTTGGTCTGCCCCGGTGAAGGGGGAAGCGCCACCCGCAGCACTTCCAGCACCTTAGGCGTCAACCCCGTCAAGGCGTACTCAGCGGTGCCGCTGATGACGTTGATCGTCCCGGACTCCCGCAGGCAGCGGGTATCCGTGACAAACATCTCCTGAGCCTCGTTCAGTAGGTCGTTGACAATGGTTGTCGTGTAGTACTTCGCTGTCGGGTCTTGGAGTTCACGCAGAACCCTAGTCCTCAACTGCGAGCGGGTGAGGGCGGCCATTACTCAGCGGCCCCAATGTCAGTCGCCTCCGACTTACGACGCCGCACCTTGGGCGCTTCGTCATCAGTGGCGGTCTCAACAACAGCATCAACCTTCTCGGCCTTGCGTGCAGCGATCAACGCCTGCCCCTTGGCGATCAAACCCTCAGCGTGGTCGATCTCGTCTTGGGCGCCCTTGATAGACATGGCCTTGTAACTGGCCTGCCGAGGGTCGCTGTCGGGCAGTTCCTCGGCCTTGGTCATCAGGCGGTTGGCCAGTTTCAGGCGGGACTTGCCCTCAGCAATGACGGCGTGGGGATGCTGGTCCCGGAGCGCCAGCACATCGGCGGGGACCTCGGCATCGGCAGGCAGGAACACGGTGGGGTGAGCCAGGGCGGCAGACCCAATATCGTCGCTGACGGTCACAGGGACGAGGCGAGCGAAGTGAACCTTGCGAAACCGCTTGCTGTCGAGCGGGCCACAGTACTTGATTTGCATGGACATTGTTGGAAATTCCTCCCATAGCAAAAAGCCCCCCATCCCGAAGGACAGAGGGCTCAGAGCTTGCGCCCTTAGACGGCGTTGGCGGGGTCCATCGTGTAGGTGGCGATGGCGCCGAACGTGCCGGACGAGACCGTGACGCCGCCGGTAATGGTGGCAATCAGGGCCGTGTCAGCGGCGAGGGTGGTGACGTAGCCAACGATCGTACCCGGACGGGCCGTGTTGGCGTCCACCGCAGAGGCAATGGCGGTCGTCACGCCGGCAAAGCCGACACTGAGCGAGACGCCAGCACCAAGCTGGGTGTTGTGGTAGGTGACGCCCTGAACCTGGGAACCAGCCGGCAGGATGCCGAGGTACACAATGTCAGTCGTCAGGAGCTGGTTGGTCCCGCTGTTGGCGGTCCAGGAACCACCGAACGAGAGCTGGCCTTGCGGCAACTCACGGGTCGGCTTGTAGTAGTTCGCTGCGTATTTGTCTGCCATTGTTCAGCCTCCCTTAGCTGGCCGCAGCGGCGCAATCCATGGCGAGCATGGCATAGCGCTTCGATGCGAAAATGGTCGCCTTCATGCCGCAAATCTGGCCGGCAGCGAAGCCAACCTGATTGCCGTAGTCAAAGGTTTCCTCGTTGTACATCCAGTTCTCGTAGTCGCCCTTACCCTTGGCGACAACGCCGGCCTTCTTGCCGAGCAAGATGACCCGAGAGGCGGCGACAGCGCCCGTGCCGTAGTCGTTGAACGTGCCGCAGTACTGCGACTCGATCAGGACGCAACCGTGGTACATGCCAACGGCGCCCTTGATGATGTTGGACTTGGACGGGTCCAGGCCACCAGTCAGCAAGGCCCGCTCAACGGCGCCCCAGGAGTTCTCGCCAGTCGCCTTCTTGAGGTCACGGACCACATACGGGTGCATGACGACCAGATAGACTTCCTTGCCCTGAACCCGGATGGGCTCGATGATGTTGGCGACCGTCTTGGCCTTGGTCACAAGGTCGATCAGGTCGTCGAGGGTGAAGGTGTCAGCGCTGTCAACGTCAGACTTCTGCGTAGCGTTGCCGGCATACAGGAGGTGATCGCTGTCAACATCGGTGAGGGTGTTGCCAGCGAAGCCAGTGAACGAGGCAGGCAGCAGGGTCCGGTTGGTGCCGAGCTTGCCGGTCAACATGGTCATGAACAGTTCGGCGCGCCACCGAGCATGCAGGCTCTTGAGGTTGCTCACGGCATCCTTGCGGAGCTTGAGCTTGACCCGCTGCTCGCTCATGCGGCCACCGAGCTTGATGGCGAACCGCTTCTGGTCGATCTTGATGGCGTCGTCGGCGTAGGACAGTTGGCCCTCGTTGCCTTCAAGGGTGCCGTCGCCGTCGATACCAGCGTCGTCCTGCTGATAGAGCAGGTTGTAGGTGACCTGATCGCCGCCTTCTTCAAGGCCGCCAACTTGGATGATAGCGGCCTCATCCTTGCCGACGAACCCAGGGGCCTCCGTGGGGTCGAGATTGGGAACCTCAGTGGCAAAGACGCCAGCCATCTGCTGTTTGAACGTCTGAGCCGCCGAAGTGCTGAACGTAGTCGAAGCCATTGCTTCAATCCTCACTTCTCAATGAGGCGCCGAGGTGTTAGCGAGGGCTGGGACCGTTGGCGATGATCTCGTCAATCGTTGCGGCCCACCGGTCAGGGTCGGCCTTTGATAGACGCTTGAACTCGTCAACGGATGGGAGGGCCTCGTTACCAAAGCCTGTCCCGCCAGCCACCGAACCAACGCCCCGTGGCGCCGTAGTCTGTGGCGTTGCGCCAGCGGCAGCGGCTTGTGCGGCCTGCTGCGCCAGCGGTTGAGATGAGGGTTTGGAAGTGTCAGTGCCGGTGGTAAAGCCGATGAGCTTGGCATGATCCATCAGGGCACGAAACGGATTCGGCGCCTTGTTCAGACCTTCGACCATGTACGGCTGCTTCTCCTGGATGAAGGCCAATGCCGCCTCCAAGGTCTCCTTGGGTGCGCCTGCTTCCCGCATCAGGATCTGCGTCTGCCGTTCATACTCGGCCTGCTGCTGCTGGGCGAAACGTTGCTCCCACTTGGCATCCCGCTCGGCAAGCTTTCGTTCCATCTGCTGTTCCATGTAGGCTTCGTAGCCTTCGGGATCAACGATGGGGTCGGGCTTCTCAATGGGATGCTGTTGGGCCTGCTGTTGCGCCAGCATCTGTTGCCATTCACGGTCACGGGCTTCAATGGCTCGACGTGCGGCGAGTTCGGCTTCTGCCTCTGCCCGCTTCCGTTCGGCCTCCCGCATCCGCTCAAACGCCTTGTGCTGCGGCTCCCCTTCCGGGAAAGCGTTGGGCTCAGGCTGGGCAGGCGTTTCCGTCTGGGTCTGCTCCGTAGCAGTCTCAGCGGCAGGCTCAGGCGTAGGCGTTGCGGCCTCGTCCGAGCCTTCAGGCGCCGGTCCATTGGCGAACAGTTCATCGTAGTTCGTGTCGGTGTCTGACATTCTTACCTCTCCACAGCGGCGGCCTGCGGCAATTACGCCCGTCGTGCCAAGTCGGCTTCACTCGGCAATCTTTAGAGCCCGTCAAAACAAAAGCCCTCCGGTGAGGGAGGGCTAATGTTGGAGAACAGTTGCGCCGAGGGCGAAACCCTTTCAGGCCGTGAGGCTCACCGAGAGTTACCAGCGCAGGAGATGACCGCAGGTTGCAAAGCTATTCGGTGTAGGGGCGGGCGTTGACCTTGCCGACGACGGCACCGGCACCACTGGCCAGGGTGACGACCAGCGCCGTATTAGGACTGCCGACGATGGGCGGCTCAAATACAATCGAGTTGGCGCCCGCCGCAGGGATATCGGCATTGAACACCGTAACGCCGGACCCGTTCTCGACCTTGATGTTGCCGCCGGTCGGCGTGGCGCTGTAGGACCACTCAACACCCCGGAGGACGTAACGCTTGCCCTCGACCGCTGCGAAGGTCAGGACCGCCGCCGTAGCCGCCGCCGGGGCGTGGACGTTGCTGGTCGTCGCTGCGACCGATGCATTGGGCAGGTTGCTTACCAGCGCCGTGCCATCAGTTGACCGGATCATTAGAAGTCCCTCCGACTATCGCCCTTGCCTGACCTACTGCGTTGCCGATGCTGCCGTACCGCTTGATGAGCATGGCCTCAAGCCTGTGCCGCACCGACTGCAACGCCTGCTCCGTCGTGCGGCTCAACACGTCGTCTACCGTCACATCATCGGCCCCATGGGTTGCTGAGGCTCAAGCGTCTGTAGCATCTGCTGGGACTGCATCCCCTGCGCCGCTTCTGCCATCCGGCGTTCGGCGTCCATCGCCTTCGCCTGGTCGCCCATCATCTGAGCTTGCATCCGCTGATCCTCGGCTTGAGCCTGTGCCTGCATGGCCTGCTGCTGCTGCTCGTTGACCTGCTCCACCGTCGTCGCCATGGCCTCAGCGTTCGGGGCGTCAAGGCTGCGGATGTAGCCGGGCAACAGGGCCGTGATGTACTGAGGCGGCAGGGTAGACATGATCTGCCCGAATTCCTCGGCAAAGGCTTGGCGTCGGGTGCTGGTCATGGCCGTGGCCTCTACCGTCACGTCGTAGCGATCCTGGCTCACGTCGCCGTAGACCGTCAGGCCCATCTGTGCCAACTGCTGACGCCGCAGCGGGTCTTGAACATTGATCGCCACATGGCCCGTGCGTCCGTCAGGCTCCGTGATCCGCAAGACCTTCTCATCGGTGTAGCTTTGATCGAACATGCTGGACAGCATCTCGCCAATCTGGGTGAGCGAGCGCTTCTCCTGGTCCAAGAACACCATCTGCTGACGGACGGCGGCCTCTTGCCGAGCGATGATGGCCCGGCCAGACTTGGCGTTGCTCTCGTCGCCCCGCATCTCGGCAGGACTACCGCCGATTTGCTCCATCGCCTCCATGCCCATCTGAATGATGAGCTGGTTGAAGTTGACGATGTTGGAGTTCAGGCCAGTGGCGAACCTGATGCCGTTGGGTTGCTTCTCACGCAGGATGCCGTCAGGGCGTGCGACGTTCTCTCGCACATCTTCCACGTCCTCATCCGGCCCGATGATCGGCTTGTCACCGCTCTGTGCCGTCCACAGGACTTTAGACAGGCCCCAGTTGGTGACCTTCTGAGCGTCACGCAGCAACCGGACCATGCCATAGGGCCGGCCCCGCTCGTCACGGATACCCCAGTAGGGAACGTAAGGGAAGTATCCGTGTTCGTAGGGGCTGTCGCCTTCCTCTAGCAACAGATCCCCGCAGAACGTGGCGAACTTCACCCGGTTGATGGTGCCAGGCATGACACGGGCACCGAGCATCCCGGCAAGCTGATGCTTCTGGTCGAAGCGGTTGAACACTTCCACCGTGCCATCAGGGAACTTGATGTAATGGCCGCTCTCTTTGACCCGATACCAGCACTCGACGACCCTGACCTCTTGGGTGTCGCCTCGGTAAAACTGCCGGTCCTGCCACGTGGCAACGCTGCCGTACTGATCGCCGGGGATAACGTCGTGGGCCTCGAAACCGTAGGCGTTGAACGTCTCGGACTGGTACGAACGACTGCGGGCGTAGGCGTCCAAATGGTCAGCGTGTTCGGGGTACAGGCGCTTAGCCGTGTCCAGCGTCAACCACTTTTCCCGGTTGATGAACTCGGCATCGGAGAAGTCATCTTCGACAGAGCGAGGGTCCCACGCCATCTCGGACCAGTTCACGTCCGCGATCTTGATGGGCTCGTTCTGAGGGTCGTCGTACTGATAGCCGACGAACAGCCAGCCAATGCCGCAGATGTACTGTGACGTAGTGGCCTTGGTGGCACGGAACTCGGCATGGTTCTGATCCCAGACGTACTTGGCCAACTGCGTACGGGCATCAGCCAGGCCCACGTCAGAGGCACCACGGGGGCTGTACTTGACTTCGTACTTGTTCTGAGCCCGGAAGCCGAGCATCGACCAAATGACCTTGGTGATGTGCGGCAGGGTGATGGGCTCTCGGCCCGTTTCTTTGAGGGTGTTGATTTCCTCAGCGGTCCATTGCTTGTTGTGGGCGTACTTCTCGTCAGTCTCGGTTTCGGTGGCGAATGTACGACGGTAGCCAACGGCGTTGCGGTACCAGCCATGAAGCCGACGCAGCAACGTATTGCCCTCGCCGTAAGTGGCGGTAGGCTCGTTGTTGTCTCTCGGCTCTGTCTCGGTCACGTCGTCCATCCTGATCGCTGTTTGCCTGTCAACCACGTCGGCTTGGGTTTCGCTGCCTTGATCTGCTCTGACCAGAAGGTGTGCATCAGGGCGTCGGCAAGGTTGGGTGACGGCACGCCTCGCCGCTTCATGTCGTCTTTGCTCTCGACCTGGATCAGGCCACGGGAGTTGACGGTGTAAGTCGGGGTGGACAACTCGTTGACCAGCTTGTTACGCAGGGCGTCGGGTGCCTCTGCCGTGATGGCTGGTTCCTCAGCATCGAACCAGTCCCGCATCCGCCACCAGAGCGCATCCTTGAGCTTGCTGCACTTGGCATCAGGGCTCTCGCTGGACACCTTGACGCCGACGACAACCCACTGTGACTTGCCGTTGTCCTTGACGTAGTTACGAAGGGCGCCGACTGTACCTGCACCAACGCCGATGGCGTCGATCATCAGGTAGAGCTTGTGCCAAGCCTCAAGCCGCTTCTCTTGCTGTAGTGCGATCTCGATGAACCGACCTGCGCTGAGGCTTCCGTCTGGGTCGTGCCACTCGGCCAGGTGCAGGACATTGCGACCTTCACGGACTACGGCACTACTCTTGTCCCGTCCCGCCTCGGCAACGTCGCCACCGATGACGATGGCGCCACGCTCGTTGTCATACAGGGCCTGATGAAGTGCCGGCTCGATCCAGCCTCGGGGGATGATGATCCCCTCAAGACTGGCGCTGTAGTCGATGTCGATTTCCTGAGCGACGACGATGGGATCAAGCGTGCGCCGTTGCTTCTCGTACCAGGCATCGTCCTTGCGGGGATCGTCTCGCCAATGGAACGTGAACACAGGCACGGCGCCGCTCATGCGCTTCGTGTGGAACGGATTGCCGACACCGTTGGGCGTGGACACGTCAATGCAAACGTCGGTGTTCTGACTGACTGCCGCCTCGACCAGTTGAGGGCGCTCGATGAACGCCGCCTCGTCCTTGAAGTAGAGAGACGACCGGCCACCGCGGCCCATGTTGTCGCCTGCTTCACCCGTGATGCTGTTGCCGTTGACGGGGTTGGTGATCCGCAGGTGGTTGTCATGGAGCTTGCCGAACCCGACAGGCATCATCCATGCCGGCAGCCGCTGCTGGATCATGCGGATCTTCTCGAAGATGCAGTCCGGGTTGCCCTTCTGGTCTACCAGCGCCTCTTTGCGTGAGCCGAAGGTGATCTTCGATCCCGGCACGAACAGCCAGCGGTGAAGGGCGTACGCTGCACAGAGCCACGTAAAGCCAACGTCTCGGGACTTCTCAGCTAGGCCGCTCTCACGGGCGCGCTCTCGTTCCTCAAGCCACCGGATGAACTCGGCTTGCCTAGGCCACAGGTCAAACGGCATCGCTGCCGGTGAGCGCCGAGGGTCGTAGGTCCAGGCCCAATGGTTGACCCAGTACACAGGATCTCGCCGGCACTGCTCAAGCTCGATCAGTTGCAGTTTGCGGTTATGTGCCGCTGCCCTGTGTGCGTCGAGCCTCTGACAAATGGAGGTCCGCAAGTTCAGCGTCCGAGAGTTTGCTGTAGTCGGTTGGCTGGTCATCGTCGCTGGCCTGCTGCGGCAACTCGCCGTCCTTAATGCCCATGCCCTTGCGTTGCCCGTCCTGAACGAGCTTCAACGCCGTGGCAATGGCTGACAGTTGCCGGGCCTGTGCGTTCGGGTCGAGATGATCCATGGAGCCAAGCAACTTGATCGCCGTCGTCCGCAACCCTTGCCAGTCGTCACGATGCTGCTCTAAGTAGGCGTCAGGCTCAAGCACTGAGACGCTTACAGTTGCTGTGGCCGCTGAAACGTGCGCCGCAACTTGCGGGCGAGGCTTTTCGCTTGGTCGTGTGTGCGCGGCGGGCTTGGCGTCGGGTGAGGCTTTGCGTTTACCGCCATCAGCCTGCTTTGTCTTATTCCAACCCTGAGACCATGCCCGGTTGCGGATCTTCTGAGCGTCACACTTGAACGCCTTAGCCAAATCCTCGGGTGTCTCGCCGTCCTCGTATCGAGGCTGAATGGCTGACCAGTTGGGTACGGCCATCGTCTAGACCTC